TTCCTGGAATGGGAGTATTGAATGAAAAAGGAAAGTTTAAAGACTATTCCTTAGAATTTTGGATGAAAGTAAATCCATCAACAGTGTATTCAAGAAGAATCCTTGGTCCACTTGCAGAAACTTCGTGGGGAGTGTATGTAAAAGAAGGATTTATTTCACTTGTCATAGGAAATAGTCGTGGTTCTCATTCAGTATCTGAATGGAATAGACCGATGATCGTTCACATCCTTATAAAAAGAGAAAGTGCAGCACTCTTTATCAATGGCGAGCAAGTTATCACAATACCATATGACCCATATTCATTAACGTTTCCAAGTTCAGACAACGATTGGTGGGGATTTTATTCATATGAGGATATAGATCATTTTAAGGTTGACTGCATCTCAATTTACCCATATGCAATTGCAACACAAGTTGCAAAAAGAAGAATGGCTTGGGGGCAAGCCGTTCCATCAGCACAGTTTATTGATAGTGGTTTTGGTGGAATTCCAACAACAATAGATTTTCCAGTATCTGGATACAAGTCTAATATTATCTATCCAGATATTGCAAGATGGGATGGCGGCTATTTTAATAACCTTAAGGCAACAACAAATAGCCTTACGGTTCCAGATTATGAACTGCCAACAATTTACCTTGGCGGTAGAAATATTTATGATTGGTATGATGCAAATAATACTGTAAATAATCTTGAGTATCCAACATTAGGTGCTCATCCTAAGTTTATTACATTTAGACCGAATGTATCAGGTGGTGCTTGGACTCCAACTGGAGATGATTGGAATGAGGATTGTTACCTACAGTTTCAATCATTAAATATCCTTACAAATCCAGTAAGTGCGGTATATGGAGTGTTTGAGGTAGAGGATGAAACCTCATCAGACAGACCGCTGATTCATTTTATTAATACTCTCAGTGGTAAGAGATTTGAGATAAATCTATTTGAAGATCAGATAAAATATACTCTCAACAATGTTGAACTTGCGTCCATAACGGTAGATACTTCAGACCATATGGTGGCGGGAATAAATATTAAAACTTTTGCAAACACATATGGATACGAGGCTCTTACATTTTTTGGAAATCCTTCTGCAATTCAGATAATAGTAGGAGGAAACGCAAAAACTGGAGATGATGCGTTAACATTTGATGAAAAAATTTATAGATTTGGATTTTGCAATGAAATAAATTATAATGAGTTAATAGACCATTTTGATAGTTCTGGAATAACACTTCCAAATGATAATGGACTGTTCCTTGATCATTTTGCAAGTTATACCCTTCTTCCAATGTATGAATATGAAAAGTTTTTCTTGGATATTGCAATAAGTGCTGAATGGGAAGAATACTATCCGCTCTCATACTTTGCATCACCAGTCATAGATGAGAATGGAGACACGGTATATGATATAGACTCTTTGCAGTTAAATATTGGATACCCATCCGTATCCGCTCCTTTTCTATTCCTTTATCAAGACTTAGAGGCGTTATTCTCAACTCAAACATATGCAGACTTGGACAATCCAGTTACTTCTGGATACTCAAACTACTTAGATCTAAAATACAATAATACATCTGGGGGAGATATAGACGTATCCATGTCATCATTAAAGATGTATGCAACCTTCCAGTCTATTTTTGATAACAATGTCAATCCCCTAGATTCTTTTGTTTATACAAAGAAACTTGATGCTTCAAGGGTTATTTATGTGGAAAATGAGAATACTCTTGCAAGTCCATCAAAGGCGTTTAATACAAAGTTTGAAATACTTAATGGAACTATCATGTATCCACCAAAAGTATATAATGAAGAGAATATAGATTTCACTAATCTATCAATGGCAATTCACTTTGTATTAAATCAAAAGGGAATTTTGTCAAATCCATTTAATGTAAGAACATTTGAAATTGCCTCCAGACCACTAAGCAATGACTATTTGCTTAATCCAATAAAAACAAAGTTTGGTAACAGTGTCTATACCTACACAGATGACGGAACAGTCTTTGATGGTAAAGAGCAGAATCCAGTATACATATATAAGAAAACAAGCCCATATCTGTACTTAACCGATGACTCAGGAATTAAAGTTGTAAAGCATCTAGAGGATAAGGAGTTCTTGGCATCTATTGCAATAAATCCATCCGCATCAAATAATTTCAATGTTGCAGCAATGCAGATATGGATAAAGCATGACTTTTCAGAATTTTCACAATCAGACATTCCAATATTTGAAATTGTAAACGTAAACAATACTATTGAGATCATGCTTACGTCAATTGATAATGGAAGTAGGGCACAGATATATGCAAGAGATAAGGATACACTTGCGCCAATTACATATATCTCTTTCTATCAGAATGGAATCTATGTAAATCTTCCAACAATAAGGATGGGTGATTGGTCTTGCTTGGGTATGCTCTTCCAAGAATCACTTGAGTTTACAAACTTTGTTGGAAAGATTAATCTTTTTGGTAGAACATACTTTAATAATATATCTTATTACTTGGAAGAAAGTATTGGAAAAAAAGTTGGGATTGTTGCAAGAAACTGGGGGCAGGTATATGAAGATCCTCCAACGACCTATGACTGGCAGCATTGGAGAGATAGTGGAACTTGGAGAGATGTATACGTTCTTGATCAAACAACCACATATATTCTTACCCCAGAAAACATTTATCAATCATATCTCGGCACGAACAGGGAGGTAATTGATGATGAAGGTGGAGTTTATATAGGATCTTATGGATTCTCTGCCTACTCTGATACCGTTTGGTCACAGGATACAAGGAAACCTGCATAATCTGGTACAATAGTGGTTATGAGTAATACAAAAACCCCAAAAATTGGTAAAACTAAGATAACGCATATAGATAAAGGCTCTGGTCAAAGGAATATGTTTGGCTACGAATGGGGGCTTTATTTCTGGAGGCTTCCAAGTGGAAGATTATTTAAGGATAATGAAGGGAGACTTCTCAATATTCCCTCCGTAAAAGGAGATATTGGTCAAATGTCAAAGATTCGTCAAGCAGCCACAGCATATGGTCAACCAGAGGGTGAAGCGTGGTTCTATGCTGGTGCAAACAGGTCTACAGATGAAGAGTATGCTGAACAACTTGATCGTCTTGACCAAGGATTGATTCCATCAATGAATGATCTTGGTGCAGTTGATGCTGCAAAGAAGACTGCCGCATTATATGGGAATGCTGAATAATGTCTGAACTCCTTATTGATGCAAAGTTAGCCGATTCAATCATTGAGAATGAATTTCTAAACTCAGATCCATTTAACAAGAGTTGGGAGTCACTTATTGGTTTTAACGGAATAGATAAAAACTTTAAGCGCAGAGTTGCTCGTACTGAAAAAGCAAACACGACAATCAATAATGTTCCTCGTCAAGCAGACGGTCAAATCTCTGAAAGATACTTATCTGAAGCAAATGCAATTGGTCAGTCAGAAAGTGGAGATGCAAACTCAAAGAAAATTAATCCTGGGCAGGTATATAGAAATGGATACGGAATCTTTGACCTAATCACCCCGCCATACAACTTATATGAACTTTCATCCTATTACGACACCTCGTTTGCCAATCATGCGGCAGTAGATACAAAAGTATCAAATACAGTCAGTCTTGGCTATAAGTTTGACATGACAACAGAGACATTGCTTAGACTAGAGGCCACATCAAGTGAATCTGCAAAGAAAAAAGCCAAAAAACGTATTGAGCAATTAAAAATTGAGTTGGCTGATTGGATAGAAAGTTGCAACGATGATGATAGTTTAACAAAAACTCTTGAAAAAGTAGTTACAGATATGCAAGCAACTGGAAACGGTTATATTGAAATCGGTAGAACGGTGGTTGGCGATATTGGATACGTTGGTCACATACCTTCAACAACAATGCGTGTCCGTCGTCTTCATGATGGATATATTCAAATCATTGCAGGAACTATTACATATTTTAGAAATTTTGGTGCTACCAACCCAAACCCAGTTACAACTGACAATAGACCTAACGAGGTAATTCACCTCAAAGAATATTCTCCACTCAATACGTTCTACGGTGTTCCAGATATTATTGCTGCAATGACTTCTCTTCGTGGAGATCAGATGGCTGCTCAGTATAATATTGACTACTTTGAGAACAAGGCTGTTCCACGATACATCATTACTGTTAAGGGTGCTAAGTTGACTGCGGAAGCAGAAGATAAGTTATTCCGATTCTTCCAAACTGGACTTAAAGGTCAATCACACAGAACACTTTACATTCCACTTCCTGGTGATAGCGAGGGAAGCAAGATAGAGTTTGAGATGCATCCCGTAGAGAATGGTGTACAAGAAGCATCATTCAGCGACTATCGCTTGCGTAATCGTGACGACATCCTTATGGCGCATCAAGTTCCTCTATCTAAACTAGGTGGTACTGGTTCGGGTGGTCTTGCTGCGGCAATGAGTCAAGATAGAACGTTTAGAGATCAAGTCGCAAAGCCACTACAAGAGTATGTTGAGAAGGCTGTAAACAAGATCATTAGAGAGAAAACAGACATCATTAAACTCTGTTTTAATCAACTCAGTCTTACTGATGAAATTGCAGACTCTCAGATTAATGAAAGATATGTAAAGAATCAAGTTCTTACTCCAAACGAGGTTCGTGAAAAGATTGGATATCCGCAAAGAGATGGTGGAGATGTTCCTCTTGAGTTAAACCCAAGACAAGCAGCAGATGCTAAAGGAAATATGGCGGGGAGTAAAACAAGAGACACAGAAAGATCAAATAATCAGTCTGATGGTGCTGCTGCGGTAACAGGAAGAAACCCTAAGGGTGAAGGAGCAAAGACATCATAACGAAATCGTTATAAAATGATGTTATAATTACAATAGTCATGATTAAATTC